TCGTAGATATCTAAATAAAGTCTATGCACCAAATGCTGTTTCTAGTGGAGATAAAAACTCTCATGGAATGATTGAAGATATACTTTATGATTTGAGAGCAGCTTCAATTGGGGATAACCCTGTTGGTGATTACTACTATAACTCTTTCTACAACAATGTAGATGCCACATTAGATGATGGAATAACTTACGCCATACAAATTGGCCCAGAAGTTCGACAGCAAATTTTTCAACGTATACCTCCATCTCAAGCTATTACTAACCTAGCACAACGTACAGGATATGTATGGTGGATAGATTTTGATAAGAGGTTAGTATTTAGACCATCAACTACAGTATGGTCAGACTTCTTACCTATCGTTAATGGTAACTTTGCACTTCATGTAGAAACTAATTTTAGTAATTACTATGACCTTAATTTTGAAGAATCTATGGAAGGCATAGGAACTAAAGCTATTATTAAAGATGCAATTGTAAGAAGTCCTAATGTAACTACTGATGAAGCACCCCCAGATGGTGGTGTTGGGGAAACTGGAATTACTGCAAACCAAGCCATTAAAGGTTTTAGGTTTAACTTAAAAGAAAGACCTTTTTCTGAATTAGATATTACAAATGTTAGAAGAGATCGAGGTGGGGTTATAACTGTTCTTGATCAAAGTTTAGATGGGATATCTAGAGAAGTAGATGACATTACTCCTGATGATGGAAATACTTGTTTTATATATGTTGGTAAGCAAGGTACTAAAAATAGTTATGTAAGATTTATTCCTGATACATTACAAACAGGTGATAAGTTTGATGTTACATATAACTATGAGAAGATAAACGAACATGAAGGATTGGATGTTAATAGGATATCTGACCTTGCACTAGCAACAGGTGGAGATGGTGTTCATGAATTTGTATTTTCAAAAGGTTCTGAAATAGCTGTTACTGGAATAGAAGGACTAGATGAAATTGTTGAAATGCTACTTGATAGAAAAAGCAAGATACTTAGAAGGGGATCATTTTCATCCTTAACAAAAGGTTGGAAAGCAGGACAAATGTTTAACCTTGTTTGGGATCAAGAAGGTATAGATGAAACGATGTGGGTTATTAGTGCATCAAAAACTATTGTAACCCCTGCTGATGATCCAACTTTAAACGATAATATATTTGAGACACAAATAAATTTTTCAAATATACCTAGAGGTTTAAGACTCTAATGTCAAATCAAAATAACATTAATGATGCAAATACTTTAGCAACGTTAATAGCTAACCTGTATGCAGAAACATTTGCATCTACACCGTCTAATCCAAATACACCTATTAATAACTCACAGCATTTAAGAAGAGATTTGTCTTTAATTGATTCAATGAAAGTTAGGCAACCAGATATTACAGGATTTACATATATATGGGGTAGCGGTGGAGTATCAGATGAAGCCGCTACTGGAACAGTTAACGTTGCAGTTCGATGGGGATTTACAGGATTTTATTCATGAATACACGAAATAACTTTATAGACCCTTTTGCAACTAAAGGATATGTTCATTGGGAAATTACCGATGAGAACGGTAAGGTAAAAAGGCGTGGAGAGGGAATGGGTTCTCAATGGTGGTTGAGGTGGATTCCAAGTTTTATTAGAAGAGTATTACCCTTTGGGAAACAGAATGCTGTAGTTGATTCAGCTAGAGCAAGTTTAGCAAGCATGTTAACAGGAGCTTCTATTACACCACCTTCTTATATTATGGTAGGAACTGGAACTAATCCTGTCGCAGGTGGAGACTTAACCCTTCAAACTCCTCTTGCTTATACAGGATCATCATATGGAAAGGCAGTAAGTTCTGCTTCTGTGTTTAGTCAATGGACTGCTCGTTTCATTGTTTCATTTGGTACTACTGAAATTACTACTGGAGGGTCTAACGTAAATGTTAAAGAAGCAGGTTTATTTACTGGAACAGCTACTGATAGCACCATGTGGGCTAGAGTAAACCTTGATGTTACAAAAGCCCCATCAGAAAATCTTATAATATACTGGTATATAACTTTTGAAAGGAGGTCTGGTTTGGCTATTAAAACTGGTTCAAGTGTTGCCACAACTGGCAATATTACACAGAATACAAGTTCTGCTTTAACATTTGCCTCACCTGTAACAATTGTAACCATTCATAATGATACAGGTGGTAGAGCATACTTTAAATTTAATGAAGCATTAACTGGAACTCCACCTACTAATTTTGATCTTTCCCTAGAGGATGGTCAAAGTTGGTGGCTATCTGAAGAAGAAATAGAGATTAGTGCAATTCATGCGTATGTAACATCAGGAAATGTTACCATGCCAAGTACTACACTATCAGTTAGGGGTTGGTAATTTATGGCTATATCAATATCTCCTTCTGCAACTTATGTTAACCAGATATCTTCTAATACCTTTGATGTTACTGGTGGCAACTTTAATTTAAGTGCTGTTAGTGGTAACGATGTAAAGATTACCTATCTAGTTGATAGCGTAATTAAATATGTTGCTGGAATAGACAATAGTACAACCAATGATGATTGGGTGCTTAGTCAAGGAACTACACTAGGAACAAACAATAGAATTATTATAGATGGTAGTTCTGGTGATGTTTCAATTCCTACTCTTGGATTTTCTTCTGGATTTAGTTGCTCAATATCAACTGCTGATACAGCGATTTTTACAGCAACAGCAGACCTAACTACGAATGATCCTGTACTCACTCTCTCTGCTCCTGCAACAGACTCTGCAACCGATCCATTCCAATGGAATACTGCTAATGCTATTCAATGGGCAATAGATAATACAGCTAGATTAAGAATTAACGATGACGGCTCTATGGACATGATAGGTGCTGTTAACGTTACTGGTAATGAAACAATTACTGGTAATTTATCTTTTGATCAAAATGCAACGATAATGGCAACAGGTGCTAATGTATTAACTTTAGCAGGGAACATGGTGGTTAACCCTACACTTGCAACAGTAACCACAGAAAGTTCTCAAATGTATATACGTGGAACAACTAGCGTTACTGGTGGCACTAATGACCATAGGCTTTTAAAAGTTGGTGGAACAGATGGTGGCATCACAATAAATAATGGAAGTAACACCCATGCACAGGTTGCATCCTTAGTTGTGAATGAGCCTAATATTACTCTTACATCAGGAACTGTCACTAATGCAAGTACGCTTTATATAGCGAATGCTCCAACTGAAGGTACGAATAACTATGCATTATATGTTGATGATGGTGCATCAAAGTTTGATGGAACAACCACATTTGTTGGAGATTCTAACTTTGAATCTAAAGTAGGGATTGGAGTAGCAAGTCCAACATATGATTTAGATATTGGTGCTACTCAAACTATACGTATTGCAAACAATGCAGATGTTGATCGAGTGTTAACCTCTGACGCAAATGGAGTAGCAACTTGGGTAGCGTCTTCAGGTGGTGGAGGTGGTGCAGGAACAGCATTAGCTTTGACGTTACTTTATAGCACAGCTTATGGTTTTTATGGGGCTCACACTCATTAGTTTATAAAAGTTAGGAGAGAGTTATGGCAAATCCAAATATCGCAACTATGGCTGATATGACATTAGGAAAACTAAAGTGGACAGTAAGTTCTAATCAGCCTCTTATTGGCATAGACCCTGCAACTAATAATAACCCTGTTTTAACTACTTGGTCTGTTTCTAATCAGTCTTATAACCATAAACAAATAAGCATGACAGTAGCTGATCTTAGTAGTTTTTCTAATCAATCTGATTCCATGCTAGTTATGACTAGTGCAAATAATAGATTTGGAATACGTACACCAACCACTCCTTCTAACGAACAGCCAAGTACTTATTTCCCAAGATGGGTTCCGAATAGTACAAATCAGCCAGAGTATTTTGTCCCTCATCCTTCAGAGGTTCGGACTAATAGCGGTAATTTCGGAGATAACTTCGATCTGTTTTATCTAATGAATCCAACTGCTGGAGCAGGTACTCTATATATAGAGTACTACGGTTATCATGGTGGATATGGATGGTATACATATTGTTATGGTGGTTTAATTCAAATTGCTAACACGAATGGAGCAGCGAATCCGTTTAGGGTACAAAAAGATCAACAAGTTTGGTCAGGTCATACTGAAATGTACCACTTAGAAGATTCAACCAATTATAGTGGTTATTATTATGATGGCTACACTCCACCTAGTTCTTCATATACTTCTGTAGCAAACTCATTTTTAGGAGCTGAAACAGCCCCCGGTGATTTTGTTTTTTCATCTTCATATGGAGGTAGTGACGCAGGTAGTAGACAAGATATGGATCATCCTGATGGTGCTACGATGAAAGTTATTTTTAATGGGTACTATAGTTGGAACTCTAATAATTACTTTGCGTATAGAGCCGCTTTAGGTAGCAGAACAGACATGAGAACCAATGGAACTCCTGCTAGTTCAGGAAATAACTGGAGAAACCATAAAGGTTTTGTCCTAAAGGGAGCAGACCCTAAACCATTATTTACGGTTACTCCTCCAACGGCAGGTGGAATAAATCAAGTTGTAAAAATTAATCAGATAGTTGCTATTAATCCAGAAGCTGATGGGATGCAAGCTGAACTTAGTTTGTCAGGACTGCCAACAACATTTGAGGATTCATCTGGAGATGAGTTATTCACAATTCCTGCTGATATGCCTTTATCATCAACAGTCCCATTTAAAAAAGGTATTGTTGCAACAACCAATGGAACTGATTGCATAGATCGACCTTTTTACATGCCAGCAGGTTCAAGCCTAAATTGTGTTGTGTCTGCTCCGGGAGCAGAGTCTGCTTCTGATTGGAAGAGCCTTGATTTAGTTATTGATTTTGAAGTTATACAGTCATAGGGGTATAGAAATGGTTAATTTTAATAACTGGGAAATAACAACTACCTTTACTCCACGTTCTACAGCGTTAGGATATGGGGCAGATGGAGGTGGAAGGTGTGATTGTTCTGAGGGTGATTCGTCAACAGGATGTACGTGTTTCTCACGAGGAGTATGCGATTGCACTTGGAACGTTGACGCAGATGGGAAAGCCCTAAGTGAAGGAACTATTATGTGGCATTGTGGATGTAGGATTTGTCCTAATATGGACAATGGAGGTCTTTACAACCCACCACATAATAAAACAGGAGCATTTGAAGGTCAGACTTCTTTACAACAATTTCCCTTTATGAATGTTCCTGAAGAAGAAAGTGATACAGGTACATGGGATGGAGTACATACATCTGATCTACCTTGTATATGTGGATCAGTACGAGGTCACCTTTGCACGACCTGTGATGAATGTGCTTGTAAATTATAATAAAAATATGATGTAACTTTCGCCTAGAGTAATAGAAGTAAGGGAGAAATCCAATGAGTTGGATGGGGAAAATACGACCACAAGTTTTTATGGCAATTATTGCTTTATCTGCTATTAGTATTATGGCATTAGTAATGGATATAGATGGAAGTATGATTGCAGTTGCTACAGGTTGTACAGGTGGGATCATAGCACTTGGTATGAAATTACTTGAGGGTGAATGATGCTTGAGGAAGATGAAATGGTAACAGCAACCAATAGGGTTGAAA